ATCCATTATCTTGAATAAACTTTTTCTGAGAATCTAGCCAAGTCTTAAGACCATGAAACTGTTCAAAGTAATCTTTGATAACAGCACTAGCCTCATTCATACTAAAGTATGTGCCACTATCTTTGGTAACTTGTTCACTGATTTTCTTTGGTCCAGCTCCATACATAATTCCAAAAGTAACAGCTTTTGCCATTTGCCTTTGTGTACCAAACAGTTCTGCAACTTGATCCACTTCGCAAGGAAGGTTAAAGACGAGCTTTGCAATGTTTGAGTGAAAGTTTCCTCCACTTCTAAACACATCCATTAGTGCTTTATCATTTGCAAGTACAGCTGCACAATAAACCTCTGCTGTTGTTAAGTCCATTGCAACTATTTTCTTGCCAGGATTAGCTTTGATACATCCTTTGACAATCGGATTATCTCTAGGTATCTGTTGCATATTCATTTTACCACTAGAAGATAGGCGACCTGATGTTGTACCATGTAAGTTAAAACCAGTACGAAGTCTGCTATCTTTATCTAGTTGCGGATATATCTTATCAAGATAGGTAGTTTTAATTTTTACTTTCTGTCTTATATCAAGCACTAGTTGTGGTACTTCATGTTCTTCTGCAAGTTGAGTTAATACTTCAGCATCTGTACTGTCTGCTCCTGTACCTGTTTTCTTTCCTGTAGGCTTGAGACCTAAGTAATCAAACAGCAAACTTCTAAGTTGCATTGTACTATTTGGATTGAAATCTTTACCCTGTGAATGTTCGAACTCTTTGATAGCTGGATAAGTATATAACTTCTGAATAGCCTCATCAATTTGTTCTTGCATTAATACTGAAGATGTCTGTAGTCTTTCTTTGTCAAAAGGCACTCCAGTATCTTGAATATCAGTTAAGAATCTACAACCTGGAATAAGAATATCTTTATATACTCCATATAGTCTTTCATTCTTTACTAGTGCATTTTCAAACTTCTGAAATAGTAAGAAAGTACAAACAGCATCCATTGCTGCGTAATCTTGCATTATCTCAAAAGGGATTAAGTCCCAAGTAAAACTACCTTTTAGTATTCCGTTTCTACGGCAGTAATCATCTATCCACTCATACATACCTTTCTCATAATCTCCATAAGGTGTGTACTTAAGCGATAGTTGTTTCAATCCATGTGTACCAGGATTCTCGTCTAGCATATAATGAAGTAGCATAGTATCTTCGAATCTTGGAAACTTAAATCCAAAATGATATTCAAAGAACGCTAAGTCAAACTTTGCATTATGAAATACTACTCTCTTTTTATCAAAGAGTTGTTGTAGCAATCCTTCTGCTTTTTCATCAATACAATCTGTACTAATGTATGCTCCGTGCTCAGGTTCATAAGATAAACTAATACCAAGCATATATCCATCTCTTGGATATAATCCTGAAGTCTCGGAGTCAAGTGCGATAAAATCATTGTCATGATTCAATGCGTTGTCTAGAAATACATATAAGTCAGCACTTTCTGTAATGCCATAACATTTATCATCTCCAAGTTTTTGTTGTTTGAGTTCACCTTTAATGTATTTCGCAATATTACTACTAGATTCATCCCATACTTTCTTAGCCTCTGGCTTGAATGTTATCATTGCTGGGTTTATTACTGGTAGAAATTTCTCATCTACAACTCTTCCGCTGTATTCTGTGACTGAGTTTTGATTTGTAAAGAACTTTAATGATTCTGAGCCTATGAGTATAAGCCAGTCATAAGCATCAATATCTATTTCGATATCGCAGTCTCGTTTTAATACTTTCTTTACTGTTGGGTCAGAGCATAATTCGTACTTATCAAAATCAAACTCGTTGTTGAAAAGTTTTACATAGTCGTTTCGACTAGGCTTACTTTCTATTAGTGCTATTTTAGCCATATAATTGTTCCTTTAATTGTTTTACTTTTTCTTTGTTAAGTGCTCCCGCATCCCCAAGAGCAACTGGTATTTTTACATTCTTTGATAGTATCTCTGCAATCTCACACATTTCTTGTATTCTTACAGAAGCTTCTTGTCCTGCGTCATCTGGATCAAATAGAATATCTACTGATTCCACACCTTGCATTTTAAGTAGCTTTAGTTTTTCAATATCTACATTCCTTGTGCCAAAACAACATATAACATTGTTTAGTCCTTTGTCATGTAGATTTAGCATATCGAAGATACCTTCTACTAATATTACTCGCCCTTTAATGGGGCGGACTCGAGCAGGGAATAAAGGTAGCACTGCCTTTGGGGGATGGATTAAGTATTTGGGAACATCAGTCATAGACTGTGTTCTGCAATTGAATGCTACTATTCTCCCTGTCAAGTCCTTAATTGGAAAAGAAATTCTGCCTGTAAATGGTTTGTCTGGATGCACGAAGGCATCAAATAGCTTATAGCTTTCAGGAGAGATTTCTCTCCAGTTACCTACATACGGCATAAAATTCTTTGGCATCTTCAATCCTACGGAAGATGCTCTTTTTTCTTCTATCTTTCGTCTAGCTTTTTCTCTGCGAATATCTAATGGATTCGAAGGGGCATCATAGTGATTAAACAAATTGCCCTTAAAGCCACACGAAAAACAGTTGAATACTCCTGTTATTCTATCAATTCTCATACTTGGATTACTGTCATCATGCTCAGGATTAAGACATTTGACAATAGCATCTGCTGGAGATAACTTGTACTCGATTTTTCGTTCTTGTAATAGTTCTTCTACTGTCATTATACAAGTATGCCTATCATCAACGCAATACCAAATACAGGTATAAGTAGTACCATACACATTGTTAGTGCGTAAAAGAAGTGTTCTAAAAATACTTTCATTGTTTGTGTTTCCATCCTTTTAATTTATCTCCAAGTTCTTCAAAGTCTGTCATCTTTTTTCCACTTGGATCTGTTTCGTACTCATAGTACTTGCTTTTCCATGCAAGTTCTACCATTTGAAACCATATTGCTATTATACGATCTCTTTCTTTTTTATCTCCCCATAAGTAAAACATATTCCACCATTCTTTATCAAATCGGCAAACTTTTACATCCATTATTTTAAACATCCATCCATCATGGTGTTTTCTTACTATTTCCCACATTACTCTCATTCTTTGACTTCCTGCAATCGGGTAGTAATTAGGCATACATAGTATAGGGGATTGAATACCATGTAGCAATACACTCTCATAGAGTGGTTCATTTAAAGGTACACGATCAATATTCTGATAAATCTTTTTCTGATTTAATAGAAATTTAACTGATCGTGTTTCCCAAGTGTAGGGAGGCAGAGCTACTAACTCTGCCGTTTCCTTACTGATTCTATCTGCTGCCATTCCTTACTTTTCTCCATAAGCCATGTCTGCGTCTTTTCTCAATTTCCATACGAATCATGTATGTTCGTATCAAAGCAACTACTGTAAATATAAAAGTAGTTACAAGTGATATCAAAAATGCACTCGTCCATCCCCATTTTTCTATAAATAGCCATAATAGGAAGGTTTGCAATGGAAAGTTAATAATTAGAGCAGCACCTACTTGTAATGCAGATTCTTGTAATGCAGCTTTTTCTGTTTTAGTCATTTAACTGATCCCATAGTTGTTCTTCTAACTCTGTCTCGTAAATTATACGAAACTCCTCTATTGTTGGAGTAATCACTTTAACTGTGGATTCTTCCAACTTTCGCACATATCTAGTATATGCTATCATTAATTGTGCTTCTGTATATAAAATCATAATCTATTAAGTAATGCAGCAATAGTTAAAATTAAGGGATCAAACGCCCCATAAATGTATAGGCTTAAAACCCATGGTTGCCATCTAAATGTCATCTACATCTTCTCCTGTTTTCATACTTTTTTCTATATTTTCTTTTTCTTTAGGGTTAAGTGCTGATTGTGGACCAATCTTCAAGGTTTCCCAATCCACTGCACTTGTAAAGCTTTCCATCCTATTACTTCTCATTTTTACACAATTAAAAGTCATACACTCATCTTGCTGATCCCATGTCTCTAACGAGTAAGCAGCATCTGCTGCATCAAGTATACCTTTAGCAAATCTAGCCTCTCCACTAGCATCTGTTTGGTATGGGGCAAAGAATAATGTTTCATATTCTTGAGCGTACAATTTCATTTTCTTACTGACTTCAATCTGTTCTGTCCAATCATATTGACCACCTGCTCGACTTGGTGCATTGTGGCGTTTGACTTGGTTTAGGTAATCAACAATAACCACACCAACATCAAGTTGGTTGACTTTCTTATCTAGCTCTGACTGTATTTTTGAGAGAGTTAAAGCTGGATCATAAATAACATCCAATTGCTTTTCTTTGTGGAGAGATAGTTTTGTTAGGTTTTTATGAAATGTTTCAAAGTCATGTGTTTTTATAAACTCTGGCAATAACTCATGTCCACCATCAAAACGTCCTGCCCACCAGCCGCCTACTAGATTCCACTCTTCAGCGGATAGCATTTTACTGCGTAGTCTTTTTAAGGGTATTTTTGTTGAAACAGAACATATTCTTTGAAGAATAGATCTGCTGTCCATTTCTATAGTAAAGTAGAGCGCACTACGACCAGAGTCGTAAACATTTGCTGCTAAATTACAACAGGTAACGGACTTACCTGCTCCTCGTCTTCCACCTACAAGTACCAAGTCTTTAGGTGAGAACTGAATCTGTGAGTCATACTCACTATTAAGTCCTAAGGGTAAATACCTCGATAGTTCTTTGTCATCCTCGAAAAGAGATATGCTCTGCATACTTTCTTCAGGTGGCTTGACATCTACCTTGTCACTTACCCTTAATACTATTTCTTGAAGTTGTTCTATATTTTCTTCAGCAGTAGCCATTGCAACTGTGTTATCTATATAGGAATCCAACTCGTCTAGAATTTCTACTTGCGTATATTCATTTTTCAGATAGTCAAGTAGTAGCCACGCGTCTACCTCGACATCAACTGATTCGATAGCAAATATTTTTTCTTGGAGTTGTCGATCTCGGACTTCATACTTGAGATCTTCGAATTGGGGGAGATCTTGATAATTGTCTATGTGTTTATCAAGGATGCGGAATATTGACTGATATTCACCAGGAAGGTAATGTTCTTTTAACTTAGACCATGTGTCTAAATCTTTCTGAACAATAATCTGTTTCAGTAACGCGGATGCAATATTCACTATCTAACTCTCTCAAAAGTATATAAAAAACGGGCAGGGGCGAACCCCTGCCTTAACTAATCTTAAAGATTCGGTAATTAACCTATGTCTTTTTTAGCTGCACCGTTGTAATCAGCACACTGTAAACCACGTCTTGTTAACATAGTTTTCACGCCTCTTACTGTTTTTCCGATTTGATCTGCAATAGATTCTACAGTCATGTCAGAAATATCGATGTCAGCAAGAACGTCAGCTTTGCTTGATCCTTTTGTTTCTTTTTGCTTTGGAATAGCGTTAATTTCGCCACTTCTTAGAAGTGAAAGAGCTTTACCTCTGATTGAATTAACAGATTTGCCAAGTGCGTCAGCGATTTCTTCTACGAAAGATCCATCGTTAACCATTGATACAAATGTGCCTTCTTCTTCAGGAGTGTAAGTTCTAACAGTTTCTACTTTAGGAGCAGGTTTAACGTGCTCTGTCAATTCCATAGAAAGAATTTTTCCTTGGATTGATTTAGCAGAAAAGTGTCCGCCTTCGAAGTTGCTTGCAATTTCAGCATATGTGTAAGAACCTGAGTTGTCTGTAACAAATGCTTGTAAAGTTGCTTCTTGCTCGTCTGAAAAAGACTTGCTTGCTGATGCTGATGCTAGTTCAACATCAAAACCCATTTTTCTCAATTTGCTTGAGACTGAACGGGTTGAAGTTTCCAAGTGCTCGGCTGCGTTTGCAACTGTTGCTTGGGATATTGGGCTCTCGCTTCCTACGAAATCTGTTAAAGATTGAGTCCTTTCGTCTGTCCATTTTGGTAATGCCATGATTTTATTTTTCCTAAATAAGTTCTTTTAAATTTTGGTTTATTGTTATACCCATTTGTTCTGCTTTCTTGGTTTTTGCACTTTCAATTCCACTTTCATTGACTAAGATAGTTACATCTTTTGTCAAATTATCCTTTACTGTGTAGCCATTCTTTATTAATACTTGCTGTGCGGCGGCTTTAGTCGGATAGCTTTTTAACTTTCCTGTAATGCAAACTGTTCCCTTAGTGTCAGTGTCAGTGACCTCTGCTCGTTTTTGACAAGTAAAAGAAAAGGGTAGGTTATAGTATTCTTGAAAATGGAAAGTGTTTATTAACCAGTCCATAAGATTCGACGCCGCTTTCGGACCCAGACCTGCCTCTATACATATCTCTGGGGTTATCTCACTTAATGATGAGATGTGTTTCGCTAATTTATTAGTGGCACTTGA